TTCTATCTAATGCTATTTTGGATGCATTAGCATTTGAAATACTTGTATTAACTTCTTGTATTTTATTAGTTGCATTAGTTATAGCAGCATTAACTTCATTTTTCTTATTGTTTGCATTTGTAGTTGCTGTTTCTAAACTACTTTTTGCTGTATTGGCAGTATTAGTTTTTACAACTAAATCATCTCTTACAGTTTTTGCTTCATCAAGAACCTGCCCTATATTTTCTATTTGATCAAGTTTATTATCTATTTCTTCTAGCAATGTACATAAAGGAGTGCTTACTGCTCCATCAACATTTAAAGAACTTTTTTCAACTTTTATTTCAATAAAAAAAGTACTCTTTTTCTTTAAAGTACTTTTATCTGTAAACTGTAATTCAGCTTTTACTATTCCAGCTGTTGTTGTTAACTGCTTACTAGCTTCAATTTTTACAACATTTCCATTTACATCAATATTTGTATTTTGTATAAGCGGTATTTGATCACTTTTAAATGCTTTTAATCTGCATGTATAATTACTTAAATCTGCTTGTAAACTTTTATCATAGACATTTATATTTAATATAACATCATCATTCTGAACACAGTTTAGATAGATATTGTATTTTAAATTTATATCTAAATCTTCTGTATATAATTCTCTAATCATAAAATCACCCTTTCTATAGTAGTCCTTTATCTTCTAACACATCTACTATATAGTCATAGATGTGTTGCCCTCCTATTGCTAATTTAGTTGCATTAAGATTTTTAAAGCCTGCTAGCTCCATATTATATAGCATACTGTAAAATGTACTTCCTTTATCTGTATTTACACAATTCAAATCTGTAGCTGACATATATTTTGCAATACATTCTCCTTTTGAATTAAACTCCATAACTGTATTACCACTTGAATTTATAACTTTAAAACCTCCACATTTTACTGTTATACCAGAAGAATCAATAGTCGTTTCTCCATTGCTTGCCCCTTTAAATAGAAATTTAAAAGCATCAACATTCTGCTTCATTTCTGAGCTGAATTCAGTTCCCTTACTTATTTTTTGCGATATTTCTTTTGCTGTTGTAGATTTATAAGCACTGAAATCATCTTCAGTAACTCTTTCCTCAATCTTGCCATCAAGCACTTTGATTTCAGCTTTTCTATTTGCTATTTCATTTGTAACACTTAATTCAATTTCAGAGTCACGCTTTTCCATTACAGCCTTTAAATTGCTTGTTGTTTCATTACTTTTATTAATATTTTCCTGTAGCTCTTCTTTTGTATCATCAATTTTATCGTTAGTAGAATTAATTGTATCTGTAAGGGATTTTACTTTATATCCTATTTCACAACTAATTAATTTTCCTGTTATAGCATCTCTTTTAAGCTTATATATTCTACCTTCTTCACATATGCCAAAAGGTTTTATATTTACCTTTATAATATCCCCAATTGTAACTCTGCTATTTAATCCTGAGTAATCATTACCATCAAAATCTATACAATCGCATAGCTCTATGAAGTTTAAATCTAAATTAAAGTTAATTTGATTTACATGATCCTTATTAAATTTATCTAAACAAGCCTGTCTCAGCAATTCATATGCCTGCTCTTTGGTTACTATTTCATCACTATTAGTAATATTTCCGTCTTCATCTGTTTCTGGATCTACTACTCCTATAGATGAAAATTCTACAACTCTAGTAAATGGATTGTTTGGATCAAAATTATTTGCTCTTATAGATTTCTCTGGAATCATAAGTCCATCTTTGCCTAATGGTATTATTTCTGTTATAAGGTCTGTGTCTTCTAGTGTCATTGTAGCACCTGTTATATTCTTAGCATAAGACACTTGTATCCCCCTGTTTTCACCTATAGAATCAATTATATTAACATTAAAATTATCAAAAATAATCTCTCCACCATAACGATTAATTATTGTATTATTCTTATCTCCTATAAGTGCTTCTAATGGAGAATAGCGTACTATCCTAAGATTATTAACACTTGTATTTATATCTTTGTTCCCTACAATAAAATTGTGTTTATTTATTGTACTGTTAAGTATTTGTGATACTGCTTCTTTTCTTGTTTTATTAACTATATTTGTATCAAGCACAACATTATTATCAAGTTTACAAGTTAATATATGTTGTGCAAATACATTAACATTAAGATTATCTAAAGATGGTTTACTTCTTCTTATCACAAATAATTGACTTTCCCTTTTATCCCATACTGGAACTTTTATTATTGCTCCTGGAACTAACATACTGCTTATTCCCTTAGAATCATTTACAGGATAAGAAAAATCTAAATCAAAAGATGTATTTATTTCTTCTTCAATTTCTGCTTTAATTACTTCATTTAGTACATAGGCATTATGTTTAAAGTTAATTTCATTCTTTTCATATAAATTTATCATATCCAAGTCCTCCAATAAGGGATAATTTCAACACTTGTAACATTACCACTCCAACTTACTTCATTTTTCCCAACATCAAAATAAGGGAAATCACCTTCCATGAATTTCCCCTTATTATTTAAAACTTGTTGTATATCCAAATCACTTATTATTGTTATTTCTCCACCAATATCAGTAATTTTAAAACTTCTGTTGTTTATAGTAATTGTTGCTGCTCCTGTACCTTTTATAGTTATTGTTGGATAGCTTTTATGGGTGCTCTTAACATTACATAAAGTTGTTCCTGTTGTTAATTTTATTGGAATATCCCCTTCACGTAGATATCCAAAAGGCTTACAAGTAAAAATTATTGTAAACTTGTGCAACATATTTCTTACTATCTGTTCTAGTGGAATCTTATTTCCTATATACGATTTATAGTATCTATCCGGTAAGTTGTCAAATACTACTTTCCCACTACCTCTAAGCCATGTTAATAGTCTATCAAAATTATTACCTGTATAATGACATACACATGGTTTATCTACAAGACCATAACCATTAGCCTGTAAAATTTGTGTTCCTCCTGGAATATCTGTAGAATCAATTCTTTCTTCTGCCCCACTTATAGGAGGCAGACTTTCAACTATTAAATCCATATCATCAGAACTTATATTATTAAATTTGAACATTTTCAGTTACCTCCTAGTGAGTTTTTCTATAGAATTCTGCTTCCTCCATCAGCTGCTTAACATCGGAATTTCTATTATTATTAAAATTTTCAATTTGGAGAATTAAATCGCTTTTTTGATTACCATTTGTAGAAACATTAGAATTTGAACTTGTCGCAAATGCTGGAGTATATGCATTAGAATTCATATTTACTTTCATATCTGTAGCAAGTCCTTTTATTGAATTAACAACCTTATTCTTACTATTTTCAATTCCATTACTTAACCCATCCATGAAGTCAGGCATCCATGTTTCATAGTCTGTAAGCGGACCTACATCGGGCACAGAGAAGTGTAAATATGATCGTATATTATTTGCTACACCCTTAACTGCATCTGTAACTTTACTAATAGAATTTTTAATTCCACTTACCAATCCATCTACAAAGTCCTTTCCCCAAGTAATAGCTTGACTAGGTAATGATTTTATAAAATCAATGCCACCTTGAAATCCACTTTTTATTATTCCTGTTAAAGAACCTAAAGCACTGCTGACAGATGTACATACATTATTAAATGCTGTACTTGCTAACCCTGGTAAACTATTCATTATTCCTGTTATAGTTGTAACAATATTGTTCCATATACCAGTAGCTGTTGTAAGTATGTTAGTGCAGAAATTGCTTATAGTTGTTACAAATCCACTCCAGGCATTCTGTATGCCCGTAGATAATGCAGTCCATATCCCTGTCATAAAAGTCACAAATGAATTCCATATTGTCTGCGCTCCTGTCACTGCTTGTGTAAATAATCCAGTAACAATCCCAACAATATAAGTCAAAGCACCATTAAACATAGTTTTAATAGCTTCCCATATTCCATTAAGTGCAATTGATAAGCTATCCATTATGCTTTGTGCATCTGCTCCAAGTTGTGTAAAGTTTAATGTTACAAGATCACATATAATGAGTAATGCTCCCATGAATATAGTTTTTATAAATTCCCACAAATTACTTATGTAGTCTTGGAAGCCTTGCCATATCATCTGCGCCCCTTCTATTGCAGTACTAAAATTAGTAAACAAATATTCTCTAATAAAATCTAATGCGCTATTAAATATTTCTGTTATTGTAAGCCACAAATTACTAAAAAAATCACAAATACCTTGCCATATATTTATTATTGAATCTCTTATTGCTGTGAATATATTATTTATAAAATTTCTAAAAGTTTCACAGTTATCATATATTAACTTAAATGCTCCTGCAAAAGGATTAACTAAAAATAATAATAAACCTTGCCAATTATTTTTAACAAAATCAATAACTGTATTAAATGCTTGTGGTATTGTGACAGTAAAGAAATTAACTAACCATTCCCCAACCACACTACAAATATTTTTTATTACTTCCCATAAGTTAATCCAAAACTCCCTAAATGCATCACATTTATTCCATAAAATTGCGAATGTAGCAACTAAAGCAACTATTCCAGCTATAATCCATGTTATAGGACTTGCAAGGAATGCTAAATTAAGACCGTTTTGAGCAATTGTTGTTGCTGCCATAACAGTCTTTATTGATGAATAAGCACCCATCAATGCACTTATTCCGGTTGCCATTTTACCAATAATAATTAACACTGGTCCAAGAGCTGCAACTACTGCTCCAATCAAAACTATTATTTTTTGTGTCGTAG